TACCAAGCTCTTCTTCTAACTCTTGTGCTATGAAAGTAAGCTTATCTAATGCATCTTCATGTGTAGCTGCTGGGAATGGATCGTTAGGCACATAATCTGTAAGCTGTGTTCTTGCAGTTGTGCGTAGCAACACCACTGTCTCACCGCTTGCTGGTATATTGCCTGATGTAAAAGTTACGTTTCCACCACTAGAGCTACCAACACCTGAGACTGTGTAATGAGTTGTCTTGGTCTTAGTTGTTTCTGCACCAGTAGAATCAGTCCTGATAATAACAGTGATGTCATCATCATCAAAGATTTTGAAGCCATAAGCAAAGACATCGGTGCTGCCATTACCGCTATAGCTGTTTCTGGTTGTTGCGCTACTTACTGTCATGCTTTACTCCAGTGTTGCCCCATCATATCAAAAATACTTGTTTTCTTAAAGCCTGTTAATCTTTGTCTTTGTCAAAGTACGCCTCTAAAGAAAATTTAGCTATGTCAATCATTGTTTGGTACGAATCATCTATAAGCTGTCTTTTCTCTACTTTGTTAATGTCAGGGTTTACATGAACTGTTCTAATTAGTTCTCTTAGGGTTGCCATAGCCTGACCAGCCGACTGTATTTGCAAAAGGTCTAAATCAGATTTTTGTATCAATCTTGATATCTCATCTTGGTTGTTTTCACGCTGCAACTTGTCTAAGGTCAGCAAAAGCCCCTCTGATTTTCTATATTTCTTGTAAAAGCTTTGGATAAATTCAGAAGAACCAGCAGGGTTTCTTATTAGAAACGCTTTTATAATAGGCAAGTCTTCAAACATACTAAGAGGTTGGTCTGGGCTTTTTACCACGCCACTTACTTTCAAGGCTTTGTCTGCAACATCAACAGCATATCTTCCTAAAGTTCCTGACCAATTAGCAATAAGCTGGTCTATTTGAGCAGGGCTTTGCAAAAGTTTTGGTGCGTTGCCGCCTGTAAGTTCAGCGATTGTTTTGCCTAACAGTTTTGCTGTTTCACTTGTGTACTCGCTATACTGATACTCAGGCAACATTTTTTCTGTGCCATAGGGTATGATTGGCAAATTGTTAAACATATTTTTGTTAGACCAAAACTCTATCATAGGCTTGGCAAAATCTGGCACAGGCATGAGGCCAGAGATGTTACTTGTGGCAAACTCTTTTACAAACCGCAAAAACTCTTCACCTTTTTCGTTATACGCCCAATCCAACATTCTTTCTGGCAATGTCCCAAACAGCAAACCTGGCTCAAATGGCTTAGGTATTCTGTATATTGTATAGTCATTATCGTCTTCTACTATGTTATCACCAATACCTATTTCTGGGGTAATAACAATCCAAAACAAATCTTTTTGCCATTGAGGAAGTTGTTGATATCTAGGGTCATCATGGTTGAGATACCAAAGCACTATGCTTGGTGCTGTAATGTATGCAAATGTTTTAAGCGTAGTATTAGCTGGCTTTTCTTTAAATGCTTGTGCAAGCCTTGCATAGCCTTGCAATCGAGCGTTAAAGAACGCTGTTATCAGGTTGAGAGCTTGAACTTTAGTGCCAATTTTAGCAAAGTCTATTGTAAGATCTCGACTTTCAAAACCAGACTTTTCAATAATATCTCTGTCGGAAAACTGTTCATTTCTTCTGCTAAGATGTTTGTGCGATAATTTATAGTTGCCAATCCTTGATGTGCTTTCAAAAAGCTCTGCAAATATCCGCAACATCTCAAGAGGGTTGCTAATTTGATTTCGCACTTTACCGCCAACTAAATAATCTTTTACATTCTTTTGGAGGTAATTTCTGTCCATACTAACCATCATGGACTGCATAGCACCTGATTTTGTCCACTCTTGATATAACTTGTCTGATTTTAGCATATGCCAAAATCCTTGAAAGGAATGGATAAACGGGATAAATCCTTTGTCAGACATAATTGCTGACGTAACTGTATCTCTGTTGAAGTTACGCAACATAAAATCAGGAGCGAGTGTAGAGCCAGCCCTAAGTAGTCGTGAAGGTACGGATAAAAACTTTAGAAGAAGGTTTGCTTCATACCTGTTTGTATTCTTAAATGCAGCACCAAGCTCCGGCCCAACTTCCCATATCTCTCTTTTACCGTTTCTAAAAATAGCAATTTGTCTATCATTTACTATCCCGTGTTCACGCCGAAACACAGTAATTCCTTCAGCAAATTCTGGACGTATTGGTGCGTCAAAAGCTTCTGCCATTTCTTTGGCTTCTACTTTTGTTGCCTTTACTCTTGCAGGGGGCTTAAATACTTCTGGGAAGATTTCTGGTCTTTGTTCAACCATTTCGATGAAGTCAACAAATGATTTGTTTCTTTCAGCTATTGTCATGTGATGGATGGTGTTGCCATAAATGCTTTGTATTGGATCAAGTATTTGACGCTCAGAGCCTTTGAATTGTTTGTACGGATTTTTAACGGACTTCCCAAACTCGTTTCGCCCAGCAACAGTTGTTTCTTCTAATACTCTGTAAAAAGGCACATAATCTTTGTTTGCCTCTAACATTAGTTTAGCATTTTCTTTGCTTACTATGCCGCTATCTACAAGGTATTCCATTATTCTTGTTTGATAATCTGTAAGATCCCTTGATAACTGTCCGTATTTAGCATCTAATTCTTTTACAACTAATCGTGCTTCTTCTATTGGTATGCCTGTTTTTTTGCCTTGAGCATCTTTTTCTAAGGCACGTTTTGCTATTAAATAGCTTCTAGCCTCTGTAAGATCTTTAGTATTTTTTATTGGCTCAAAAACTTCTATCAAAGATTTGCCGTTAATGTTTAAAGTTTTAAAATCTAACGTACCAAACCTGATAGCATGCATAGCCCTACCTACAATACCAGGTTGTATTCTTGCAGAAAGGTATGGATTCATGGCAGTGTCAAACTTACCTCCAGCCTCTTCAAATCTTCTGACTGCACTTAATATTGGATGTAGTTTATCTATAAACTGGGTAACAAACTGACTCTTAAAGTCCTTCATCCTACCGCCAAAATATGATGTGCTTGGCGGCTCAACCTGTACCCTACTGTTAATAGCATTTACAGCTTCAGAAAGAACCTCTGGGGCTACAGGCTCTGCGATAGGCTCTGGCTTTGGTTCTGGCTTTGCTGGCTCTGGCTTAACGGCTTCTGGCACTTTAGGCGCAGATCCTTCAACAAACGGCTCAACGGCTTCTTCTGGCTTTGTCTTATCTCTAAATTCTTTGATGTTGGAACTGGCAACATCTTCCAACTTTCTTGGGTCTGAAATAACCTCTGATACAACTTCAGCAGGGCTTTTATTACTTTCCTTGCTTCTGTTCAGCACCATGTTTTTGCCTTTTACTCCGGCCTCTACGCTACCAAACGTGCCTAGTACAAGTGCTGTGTTAATTAATTCATCAGATGTGGGGAGTTTGCCTTCTAGCAACGCACCCATGCCAGTAAATGCCACATATTGTGTGGCATAGTTACCGATTATAGAATCCTTGAAGCCCAATGTTTTTGGCAGACCCATAGCCGTGCCAAGTGTTATGCCTGATTTAACACCTTCTTTAAATCCATGATCTATGAAAATATTCCACCATTCTTTAAAGCCTTTAACATCACCTCTGTTAAGAGCCTCTATATACATATGTTTTATAGAATCATTGGTGAATCCCGCAGCAAACCCAGTTGCGTAGGGGTTGCCACCAGTAAGCCTATTTCCAACCAAACCGCCAGCAATAAACGTAGGTAGATCTGCTCCAATAGCACTTATGCTTTCCCACCAACGCTCTATATGCCCTGTATCCTCTGGCTCTGCTGTAAGAGCATCATTTGCTGACGCAGCAGTAGGTACATTAACACCAGCATGATACTGCAATGCTAAGTTAATGTTTGATTTACCAATGCCTCTTGCCCAGTATTCTCCAAATTCAGCGTCACTGCCGACAGCCCACTTTTTTACTTTAGAAGGTATTTCTTTAATAGCTTCAGCGGCTTCACTGATAGCCTCAACGTCTGCCTCTCCAACATCTTCTGGGACTTCTGGCGCATCGTAACCAAAGTGTTGCCGTGTCTCATCGCTTATGCTATTCCAATAATCAATAATTGGCTGCACAAGACTTGGCTTATCGTTCTGTGTTAAACCTGTATATTCAGCAACTTCATCTTCTGTAAACCCAGCAGCAATAAGCTCTTGCACCTGACCTGATGTATGCTGATTAATCTCTTCCTCAGAAAAGCCAGCAGCTTTGAGTGTTTCTATAGTAGACTGAAACTCTGACATTACTGTGTCATCTCATCAAAAATTGCTTTTTTGCCGCTTGTAACCCAAAGTTGATATTCCTCTGAATTTAAATAGTCAGATGGTGACATACCTTGAGGCCGTGGCGGTGGGCTTACTTCTCTCAGTGTTGGCTCTTCTTTTTGCTGAAAAGCCTTTTTTACATTATCTAATTGTTGTCGAGGGGTAATTTGATAAAAATCATCATCCTTCAAAATGTACTCTGGACTTCTGGGATTTAACAGTTGATCTGGGGAAATGTTTCCATCAAGACCCTTTATAAATCTAATTCTCATTTGCTGAGAAAAATCATAGAACCGTGTTTCGCTTGTAGTGTCAAACTTTTGAAAGGCTGGATTGCCCATTACAAGGTCTTTATTTCCCTGCAAAAATTCATCAAATCTTCGCAATGCTTCAGTTCTTGCTTTGTCTTCTGATGACACTGAAGATCTGTTTTTAGCACTCAAATCTTGCTCAAAATCTTCAGCATTTTGATCGCTTATAGTAATCCCTTGCCTGTCTAATATGCTTTTACCTTGACTATTACTAGCTCTATTCGCAAAACCTTCTGACCCTGCTTCAGAAGGCAACGTAAACTTTTGAGTAACACTTTTAATGCTACCGTTCATAATGCCTTGACTTATTCCTCTATAAATTATAGGACTGCTGTCGGTTACAATTTCACCCCTTGCCCTTTTTGTAGCTAACCCAATCAACTGTTCTCTCAGCTTTTCCCCATCTTCCCCTTGAAAAGCTAGCTGATTAATAGCAGCAATACTGGGAGCATTTGCGCCACCTTTAATGATATCAGTTTTAGTATCTGTAAACAGGCTAGCATTTGCCTCATCCACAACACGCTTGGCCTGAGATTGCTGAAAGGTAAGCTCAGACTGCATTGAGTTTTTGTCTTTTTCGGCTTTTGCAAAAAACTCTTTTTTTCCTTGTGAGTCTAAGTCATCAAAGATTGCTTGAAGGGCAGCATTATCTTCAAAAACTTTACCAGATATTAAATCGTTATATCGCGCTTCTATTTCTTCGGGCGTTCTTAATTCTGTTCCAACATCTTCTAAAGACAAACTTGTTGTTAAAGTGGCAACATTTTCTGATCTTACTCTGGCTCTTTGAGATTCAAAATCGTTTCTAAATGATCTAATTTGCTCAGGAGTTAAATCTGGTTGTCCTTCAGCAAAGGTTTGCGCTTCATTTAATTCCTTTAAGGAAGAGGCTGCATTTAATTTCTGAACAACAGTTCTTTTTGCTATAGCGTTTTCAACAAATTGGGGTGTGAAAGATCCCAAATCCAAACCATCTATTGGTTGCCTTTTAAAAATATCATTGAGTTCATTTTGTAATGCAATTTGATCAGGATGAAGCTCTGGCAAAACAGATTTTTTTTCAATAATAGTTTGTATTCTATTTCTGTCATTTGCACTTGCTATTGCTGTTCCTCTAGCATAAGCTTTCTGCTGCCCTTCAATGTTTTGTGATGCAAAAGTAGGGGCTAGCTTTTGTAAAATTGCAGCCTTTTGTGATTTGGTAATGTCTAAAGTGTTAATTCTATTTTCATAACCTTCTTGAAATGTTTTATAATTAGATTTGTAATCCTCTGTATTAGTATCTTTATTATTAATATTGAATTGAGTTCCCTCACTAGCAAGTTTTAAAAATTCCTCTGAATAAATTCTTCTTGTCTCTCTTTCCTTCTCACGCATACCAAAATCAAAAGCAATCTTTCCAGCTTGCTTTGCAAGATCAGCTTGTGCTTGTGCAGATGCAGTAAACGCCCCCACGTTTGCTCTTGGTGACAGTGCGCCAGTTGCCATCCTAGTGGTTGCGCCTTGTCCTTGATTGTATAAAGGTATTTTTGGCATTTAATCACCTAAGATAAAATAGTTGCCGATTGCTGTGCGCCAGACAATAACGAGCCTACAGCAGCCGTGCGGAAAGACGAACCTCTTGCAGCACCCTCTGTTCTTGCCAAAGCAGCCTCAGATTCTTTTTGTACTTGCTCGATGCTTGAGGCATATCTTATTCTTGCTGCGTCTAGCTCTGTGTTAAAATAAGTATCAGCCAAAGCTTGCAAAGGACTGCCAGCTATTTCTATTCCCGATGCTGCTGTTGCCGTTCTTTGCTGAGAAATAAGTCTACTAGCATTTCTTCTAAGGGTTCGATCTTCATCAACTTTTGCTCTTTGCAATACGGTTGCTTCATTTTCTGCAAGCCTTGCATTGTACTCGCCAACAGCTTCAGCATTTTTAGCCGCAGCCATGTTGCCCTTGAAGCCCATCAATCCTGCTAATAAAGATGCTCCTGCTGCTACATCAGACATTACATTAACCTCGCATAACGAACATAGTCTGTGCCATCTGGCCCATACTTT